GCCGGAAACATCCGGCGCCCGTAGGTAGCGTAACAGCTGCCTCTTCTGGGGTGACACCCCTTCAGTCAGCATGGTGGAGTATGCCAATCAAGACAGACCCTCAGACCGCTAACATGGCTCGGAACGATGTTACCATTGAAAACGGTAAAGTAGTTCAGAACCTGTACAATCGCTACACGAAGACCTGGAACGACATCCGCGTGGGTGTCGAGAATCCAGGCTGGCGTGAGCAGATTCGTACGCATAGGAACGCGACGACAGGTTATTCCTGTACGTTCAAGTCCTATTACCCGCAAGGGGTTAGTGCCTCAGGAACTGTGGTTGGCTATGATAACTCCTTAAACCACGTACGTGAGCGGGCCTTTTCTGGTGTGTTATTCTCCGATTGGGGAGACACACCGGACCCCTCAGGTATGGGTACCAGTACTGCTGATTTGAACGCCCGCATGAAATTCGTCTCGAAGTATCGCGAAAAGAGGACCCAGTTTCAAGCTGGTATCTTCCTAGGCGAGCTTGCGCAGACGGTTTCAATGATCGCGAATCCGGCTAAGGCGCTACGCGCCGGGTTAGACTCGTACTACCGATACGTCAAGAGACGTGTTCGGCGAGGTATGAGCCACTCGACGCGGAAACGCATTATTCAGGATTCGTGGCTAGAGTACTCTTACGGCGTTCGGCCATTGGTGTCCGATGTTGAAGACGCCTGTCGTTTGGCGACTGCAGATCCTTATGCAGTTTTTCTGCCATTGACTGGGCGTGGTAAACAGGACGTCTATGACGACCGGAGTAAGCGAGCGTACACGTATGGCCACACAAAGGTGTGGTGTACGGATATCATTCGCGGATCCGTGTCCGTTAAGTATAAAGGCGCGATACAAGCACAGAATCAGCCACCTAGCTTTCCGGAGCAACTGGGCCTTTCTTGGTCCAATGTGCTCCCTACAGTGTGGGAGTTGATTCCGTACTCGTTCCTAGTCGACTACTTTACCAACGTTGGTAAGGTGATCGAAGGCGTATCCACCGGCTTTATACGGCTAGCGTGGGGGGCCAAGATGACTGTAAAAGAGTACACGTATTTCGTTGAAAACGTGTACCTTGACAAAGCCGTCTTGGATTCCTTCATAGTAGCTGTTGGAGGTCGGTCTTATGGGTATGCGACAGGTGGCGGTCAAGTCGGGTCACGTACTACCTTCATCCGGGAGGGTGTTGGCGGGGTCTCCGTAGGTATTGGAGATCTCGGCTTCAAACTCCCAGGGTCTGGTACGAAGTGGCTCAATATTGGCGCGTTAGCTAGGCTAAGGACTTAGTCCCCAACTTGGCGCGTGCATTTACCTTTTTCGCACACAGTTGTGTGCTTCCTCCAAGGAACTACCTCTTATGACGGTATCTCTTACGTCTCCTGTGACGGGCTCTGCCCAGACCGGGTTGACTTCCCCGACCTATACGGTCGTTGCTGACACTCCCCCGAACGCCTACAGTAAGCAATGGGCTGTTACCGCTCTTGGCGGTACCCAGACTAACGTGGACGTTCACGGGGCCTCCAAGCCGTTTACGGCAACGTTCACGCGGCCCGCGAATATTCGCACCGCGCCCGTTCCGAATCCGGTAACTGGAGTCATGTCAAACTCTCCTCGCAACGTTTACTCGCACCTCACCCGTAAGGGTGTTGTGCCGGGTACTAATCAGAACCCGCAGATCATGGTCTTCCGCACCGACTTTGCAGTCGTTGCGGGCGCCGATCTCGTGGAGCCTGAGGACGTGCGAGCGGCTCTGTCATTCCACATTGGCTGTGAAAGCCAGGTGAGTGCAGGCCTGGGGGACACGTTAATCAATGCGCTTCTCTAACTTAGAGCGCGTGTTGAGGTACGTTATACTCTTCGTCATCGCTTTCGCGGTGTTGAAGAGCGTTGCGGCTTGTTCGCCGCAAGTCCCCTAAAGCCGGGCCCTTCTGTAGGGCCTGGCAGAGAGAATCAACATGATCCCATCGATCAGCGCTCTTTCTCAATACTTACTCGAGGACCTCCATGAACACCAATTGTGTCTCCGTTCCTTTGGGCCCGGAAAAGCTAACGAGCTACCCCTTAACCATCACGGCGTTCGTCCGGAAAGACCGGAAAGCACCGACGAAAGTCGATGTGGACCTGTCGACGGTAAAACCGTTGATTATCCTGTGCGAACGCCTGTTGGCGATGGGGGATTGCGAGGAAGCCTATCTGGGGATCCCGAACTCGGCTCTATGTGCCTGGGCGTACTTCCAATACAGGAGCGAAGTTCCGATATCGGAACTAGCCACCCTGTTGTTGAAAGCTTCAGCTCGGGCACTATTAGCCGAGATGGAGGAGACGCATGGTATCCTGGAGCTCATCCTGCGACTGTTGCCTGCCGAAGCCTCTTAAAGTCGATCACGAAGAAATATCGTGATCTGACCCATAAGGGTGCCGACGAGGTAGCTTTTCGCAAGTTCATGACCAGCAATGAGCTGTGTCGGAACTGGATGTTGAATCCGCAGTCAGTGAAAGACGAGGAATTGTTCGGATGCCTCCAGAAGGAGGTAGACGACTTTCTCCATCCGTCCGGTAGCGAACTCTTGGTCCCTAGCATAGACGCGATCTTCGATCGCGGCCGTGTCGGGCCAGGAGCGAGCCTGGGAGCGAACGGGGTCGACTTCTATACGAAGTTGTTCTCGTCCAGGTTGACTGCAACGTCCTTTGAGGTGTACTATCAGTACGCCGAGCGATGTACAAAGTATCCCACTTGGGGCAAAGCCGAGTTCAATCGGTTAATTGCCTGTGGTTTACCGGACATCGTGCGTGAGTCTAAGGTAACTTTCGTCCCGAAGGATCTCACACAAACACGTTCCATCTGTACTGAGCCCTCGCTGAACATGTTTTTCCAGCTGGGGCTTGGTCAGATCTTGACTGAACGCCTGAAATCCCACTTCGGTGTGGATCTAAGGTATCAGCCAAGGCGGAATGTGAGGCTTGCAAGGTTAGGGAGTATTGACGGTTCGGTCGCTACGATCGATCTCGAAAGTGCTTCCGATTCCCTAAGTCTTGGTCTTTGTGAGGCAGTATTCCCTAGGTGGTTTCTTGACCTCCTTTATGAGTACAGAACTCCATTTACTAAGGTACGGGGTCAACAAGTCGAGTTGAGCATGGTGTCCACTATGGGGAACGGTTTCACCTTTCCCCTGCAGACTATGCTCTTCTCTTGTGTTGTTCGAGCTGTTGCTTCGTGGCGTTCTACCTTTCTCGGTAGAGCGTCACGACGCGGAGCCCGGTGGGGCGTATTTGGCGACGACATCATCTGTCCAATTGATTTGGCAGGCGACGTTGTCCACCTTTTGCGCCTTATCGGGTTTCGCGTTAACAGCGAGAAGTCCTATACCGAAAGGTATGGGCGGTTCCGCGAGTCCTGCGGTGGTGACTTCTATATGGGTCACAACGTCCGAGGCGTATATATAAAATCGCTTCGGACTCCGCAGTCTCGTTATGTAGCAATTAATTTACTGAACGAATGGTCGGCTAAGTGGAGGATTCCTCTTCCACGTGTCGTCGGATATCTTCAGGACAGCGTGAGGCATTTGGCAGTGCCTCCGTTTGCTCCTATTGACTCCGGAATCCGGATCCCACTAGATTTAACCCTAAATCGGTACGGACTGTGGCGTAACATAGACAACGGTACATTCGTGTATCGTTGCTATGAGCCATACGTCCCATCGATCAAGGTTCTAATGGACCGGCTGACATTACCGCGAGGCGTTTACCAGCTTCGTAGTCGAATTTACAACCCTGACGGGTTGATGTTCGCGTTCGTAGGTGGCTACATCCGAAGTAGCAAGATACCGATCGCCCTTAAGCAAGGCGAGCGGCCTCGTTACAGGATGAAGACGCGTCGTGCCCCATTCTGGGGCCCTTCCGTCGAACAGCAGCATTCGCACGCTGCTGGTTTTTGGGGATGGTGGAACACCATCGTTCCGTTTAACCTTCGGTTAACGGAATCCTAAG